CTTCCCAAGTATTCAAAGGCACTTCACGTACCCAAGAAGGCCGATCTTCTACGCCTTCATCGCGTTGCAGGGAAATAAACTCAGCATCTGCATCTTTGACTGCATCAAACATCAAGTGGTATGGAAACTTCTTGTGATGCTCGGCCTCAAACTTACTGTTGCCCTGCCAGCGCAAGCCAATCCTTCTGCGACCTTTTATGGCCCTAGGCTTTGGCAAATAAGGCTTGCCAGATAAATCTTCAAACTCCAGTCCAAGTGGCACAACGGCTGACATGCCACTCACGTAAAAGTCGTGGTACACACCAAAGGCTGCTTCATGCTGAAGCACGGCACTGACACCTTCTACGCCGACAAATAGTGATGCTAGCGGACCACTGCATGACACAATGACTTTGCAGCCGCGATCAGCAATGAGCTTGGCATAACGTATCTGGTGAATCTGATCGCCTAAGCCGCCTTCAAGGTACAGCATGACAATGCCCTTGGACTTGCCATCCCAAGGCTTGGTAGGCACATTGGGCTTTCTGTCACCAAAGACACCAACAATACGGCCACGGTCTAATAGCTGGTAGCCCTTTTGAATTTCACCCTGGCGCAGCAAGTACCACCCACGATTAAACGCTGCACGATGGTTCTCAGGCTCTTCTTTCTCAAGCTTCTGACAAAGACGCCAGCCTTCAGCAAAATCACCCATTGTGGATGCTGCCAGTTGAAGATCTAGGTCATGCAAGGGTGGTGTAGTTCGCGGTCTTTCAAGCCAAAATTCAGGCTGGCAAAACTGTGGGTAGTGATGCTTCAGTACGTCTTGAGGACTTTCATTGTGCTGACGTTCAAGCACGGGTTTGATGTCATGTAGACCAGCGTAGCCGTGCAAGTTTTCATCATCTTCTTTGACGCTTGAGCCATCAATATTGCTGTAATCGTATTCAAAGTCAGGCAGGTCAAGAAACGCATGAATCCGTGATAATTGAGTTTTGGGGTCGGCTAACAGGTCTTCGTACTCAACAAACAAAAACGATTTAGGATCGTATTGAAAGCCTTGTTGCAGGGTGAGATAAGACGTTTTTAAGTGGTTAGCCAGTGAGCCATTAATGACAAAATCATCTAAGTCTTCAGGCTTTGCCACGCGAACAAACGAGGCCATGCAATCTGGGATGGAACGTACCGTGGCAATGATCTTTGGCTTATGCCCTAACACTTGAGCCATCGCGTGCATGATGACTGGGATGGGCCAATTGCGAGCCTTGTCAATAACAACAGGCTTGTCTGTAGTTTCGTAAAACGCATCAATCACACCACGCATGGTATGGGCTAGCTTTTTTCTCTCAGGATCATTGTCTACCAGCAAATTGTTCTGATGCCATGCTGTCGCCAATCCATCCAAGGCTGCACCAAGTCCAGACGTTGTAGACACATGCGTCATGGGATTTTGATTGAGTATCGCCGCCAGCACGGTTGATCCAGAACGCGGTACGCCAGCAAGAAAGTGAAGATGTTTTTTCATTAGGATTTGATGGCGAGTGAAAAGTTTGCCCCTGTCAATTTAGCCACTTTTATCCAAGTGGTTAAAGCGCCAACCTGTACGGGTGAAGATCTATAAATACCTGAATCATTTAGACCTAGTTGTCCAGCGGCGTTTTGCCCCCAAGACCATAGAGTTCCATCAGTTTTAATCGCTAAGGAAAAGTTATTACCAGCACCTATTTTCGACCATGTTGTTAACGCACCAACTTGTACAGGAGATGAACAGTCAGCAATATTATTTAGACCTAAACTTCCACCAAAGTTTCTGCCCCATGCCCATAAAGTACCATCCGTTTTGATGGCTAAAGAATTATTGCCGCCAGCAGCTATTTGAGACCAAGTCGTTAAAGCACCAACTTGTACAGGTGAGGAACGTCTAACAACATCATTTTGACCTAGTTGACCAAAGCTATTATCGCCCCAAGACCATAAAGTACCATCAGTTTTGATGGCTACAGAATGATATAAACCAGCAGAAACTTGCGTCCAAGTGGTTAATGCCCCAACCTGTACAGGAGAGGAAAAATAAGTTCTATTATTTTGACCTAATTGACCACTGGCGTTAAGTCCCCAAGACCATAAAGTACCATCAGTTTTGATGGCTACAGAATGATCTCGACCCCCGGTTATTTTTGACCAAGTTGTTAATGCTCCAATTTGAACTGGAGAAGAACGGTCAACAAGATCATTTAGACCTAGTTGGCCATAACGATTAAGTCCCCATGCCCATAAAGTACCATCCGTTTTGATGGCTAAAGAATTATCTCGACCGCCAGTTATTTGAGACCAAGTCGTTAAAGCACCAACTTGTACAGGTGAGGAACAATTAACTCTATTATTTAGGCCTAGTTGACCATTAGTGTTAGCTCCCCAAGACCATAACGTACCATCTGTCTTAATAGCTACAGAGTTGTACCTACCACCAGCTATTTGTGACCAATTAGTTAATGCGCCAACTTGAACCGGAGAAGATTTGCCGTAACCATTATTGAGGCCTAGTTGACCCGAGCCATTGCCACCCCAACTCCATAAAGCTTGTGCAACATTGCCAGCAGTAGGCCAATTGCCAGCAGCCTTAAATCTCAGTTGAGATTCAAGCGACCATACCCCTGATGCGGTACTATTCTCGTAAGGTCCACTAGGCACTGGTGCCGTGGGAATCACTCCACCTGGGTATCGCATTGCCATGAGATAACCCCTTACGAGTTGATTTCTTCCCAGCTAGCTGTAACAACAAGATCACCTGCCGTACCTGCCGTGGCACCAATCGATTGGTTTTCAAGCAGATAAAAAGACGTAGTCTTATCAGTCACAATCAGCGTAGCGTCAGCCGGAACTGAAATTGTTGATGCAATTGGGAATGCTGTACCGCCTAATGCCGCCGCGCTATAAATGTTGATCGTAATGTCAGCAGCAGTCGAACCATCCACATTGGCTACAACAATGCTGTTGATCTTGAAGACCTTGCCACTTGCAGCAGCATTATTTACCAACTGCGTTGCACTAGTAGTGGACAAAGATGTTTGGGAACTATTGCCATATATGGCAGCGACGTTAACGATATTTGGGTTTGCCACGATTGGCTCCTTACAGTCCGAAGATCAAAGCAAAAGCGATGGATTGGCCTTTAGATACACCCGAAGCTGGCGCATCTTGAAATGATAAAGTGCCAGAGCCGTTTGTTGTCAAAATTTGGCCATTAGTGCCATCTGCCGTGGGATATAGCAAGTTGGCAGGGTTGTTCATCAACTTAATGACGTTGCCCGTGGTGTTCTTGGCAAACAGAATCATCCCGCCATCGTTGTAATTGATGGCAAGTTCACCAGCATTTAAGTTACCAGCCGAAGGCGCCGTGGTGGACGCCGTGTTGGTTCTATAAAGCTGGATGGGCGTAAAGTTGGTGGCTGGCATTAGAATGTACCTCCGTCGATCACTGCCCACTCAGGGGCTGAAGCACCAGCACGAAGGACATAACCTTGAGTTCCTAGTGCTAATGTTGATGTTGTTGCACTTGCAGTTTGATAAACCAGTGAGCCTGCAGCACCACCTGCAACATTAGTGGCTGTGGTTGCTGTGGTGGCTGATGTTGCAGAAGTAGCCGTCGCAGCATTGCCACTGATGTTAATACCCCAAGTGCCTGAAGCGCCTGTGCCATCAGCCTTGGGTGCTCCCACCGAGCTATAGTCGATCGTCCTGGCAACTGAGCCATTAAACGTCGTGCCAGGTGATGCACCACCCGTGCTGTTAAACGTCACTGAGTTGGCCACCGAGCCTGCTGTGGTCGTGGCAGGATCTGTGTACTGTGGTGCTGTGCCTGAAGATGTCAGGATGTAGGTTGATGCGCCGATGCCAAGCTTACTGAGTGCTGTGCCCGTGGCGTAATACAGTAGATCGCCAGCCGTGTACGTGGTGAGTCCTGTGCCACCATTAGCTGTGGTCACCGTGCCCAAACTGATGTCTGGCGTCGTACCACCTGAAGATGCTAGTGGCGCTGATGCTGTGACTGCTGTGACGGTCCCTGATGCTGCTGCAATCCAGGTAAATGCTGCGCCATTCCATGACAAGACCGTGCTTGCAACCGTGGGTGCTGTGATAAATGTCGTAGTGCCGACATTGGACTGCACAGCAATCTGATTGGCCGTGCCGCCAGCGAGATTGGTTGCTGTGGTGGCAGAAGTTGCTGTGCCCACGGTAATAGTTGCCGGGTCCGTCCACTGTGGGGCAGATCCCGATGACGTCATGATGCGTGATGTAGCACCGATGGCTAGTTTTGAGAGTGCTGTGCCAGCAGCGTAGTAAAGCGTATCGCCTGCTGTATATGACGCAAGGCCTGTGCCGCCATTGCTTGAAATGAGTGTGCCACCAAGAACAATAGCGCCAATGGTTGCAGTGGATGGCGTCAATCCTGTCGTGCCAGCACTGAATGACGCAACCCCTGATCCTGTCTGAATCGTGCCCCAGCCAGCGGCTGTATAGCCTTCAAAAGCGCCCGTTTGCGTGTTGTAACGGAAGGCGCCCTCAACGCCAGGGCTTAGACGTTCAACAGTCGTGCCCTTGGGAAAAATCATCCCGCCCGTGCCTGGCAGGATCGGATCATCAGCAAGTCCAATCGTGGGATTGGCACCGTCACCTGTCCCATTGGTGACATCAATCTCACTGGCCGTACCTGTGAGCGTCACCACACCAATGCTGCTGCCACTGGTACGCGTGAGCAATCCAACGCCACTGGTCTGCGCTAAGTTAAGCACTAAGCCAGAAAGTGAGATGGTTGGATCGCCAGCAACACCATCGCCATCAGCAACGCTTAAT